GGCGCGGTAATTCTGCTCGGAGTGATAGCGGCCTTTACAACGAACAAGCTTCTCTGCCGCTTTTATGATTTTGGTTCCCTCATCCGTGAGGGTAGCATCAGGCTGTTTAGGTAATACCGGTGCTGCGTAGATTGGAATATTTCTACCCTGCTTAGAATCAGGGAACCCACGCATATATAAGCCTGTAGCGTTCATACTTGATATTTCACAAGCCTCTGTGAAAGCAATCGGATTCTTAGCTGCTTGCTCGTATGCCAGAAGCTGTCTAGCCATGCAGCGAACCTCATACATGAAAATTGCTTTTCTTTCGGCTGGTTTGGTTGGTAATACCGCGTAATACTCTAACAGTGAAATGAGAACATACCGGCTAACGCTGCCGTACCCGCCGAGCCTAAACACATATTGGAGACACGCAAGGCAACGGCACTACATCAGCGAGAAAGGCACAAAATACCGACAAAACATTATCACCATCATCCAGCAACAAAACCTAGATATTCACACCACCTCCAGACTCAAATTCTCAATCACTGCCCACGTACCAGACAAACGCCGCCGAGACTTAGACAACCTGCAAAAGGCCGTCTTTGATTCGCTTGTGCATGCTGGATTCATGGAAGACGACGAGCAGATTGATGATTTCAGGGTACGGCGCGGTGAGCTAGTGAAAGGTGGCAAGCTGGAAGTGGTCATCACTGAATTGGAGAGCTTATGGATGCCAAAATCCGAACTATCCCCGACATGCTAGTCGATACATACGGCAACCATCGCTATCAACTTGTCGCAGAGAGGTGAATGACGTTCTCGATGCGTCACTATTTATGCTCTATCAACCGCTACAAGATGCGTTTAAAAATCGCAAACGTGTAGCTAAAGTTCTAAAAGTTGCATAATCGTGTTGACATCATTGAACAAATGAGCAATCATTAAAGGGTAAGGTGTCGATAGTGTGTCTTAAGCATGCTTCGGCACTTTTCCTATTCAGCACATCACTCAGCGAAGAAGGGTAATCCGGAGCGTTTGGTGTGCTGCACAACTGCATGAGTATTGATTCGATAACCTCCAAGGCTCAACGATGTGGTGCTTGGCAGTGCTCATGACAGTTGTGGAGTGAGGAAATAAGTAAACATCGCACGCAGGGGTAATTACCGCCTTGAGATGAAGCCCACAACCAAAATTCAAAGCCCTGAGTTAACCGCTCGGGGCTTTCTTGCATTTAGCGTCATCCAAAACCAACCAACCGCACTCACACATCCTCTAGATTGGCATGGATACGGGTGACGCTAATCTAAAAAAACAAAATGGAGTAACCCCAAATGTTAGAGCCGACTACTAGCACTGGCGCGGCTACTGTTGCTGTTACTGGTGTGACGTTAGTTGGTCTGCTTTCTGGGCTTGACGCTGGCGTGGTCATTGGTGCGTTTGCAGGTGCCGTCGTATTTGTCCTATCAGCTACTGAATTCCCAATCTGGAAGCGCATGGCGTTTTTCATTGTGGCCTTTGTCCTTGGGGTTCTAACTGCTGGTTTTTCGACGGCGATGCTAAGCACGATAATTCCTGAGTCAGTCACTGTAGAAAAACCGATCGGTGCACTTATCTCATCAGCAACAATAGTCTGGATACTGATCGCTGTAATTTCGAAAGCCAAGAACCCAACCTTCAATTTAAAAGGTGGTGGAAGATGACAATTAACATACTGTTATTGAACATTAACGCCATCACATGCTTCTTGATTGCTGTACGTCTCCTGACATTTCAACGACAAACCAGCGCGCATAACTGGGTGGGTTCTGCATTTGCTTATGTGCTCATTGTGGCTTGTGCTGCTGTGACCATTCGAATAGTTACAGGGACATACATCAGAGCAGACCTAGCAGAAACCATCATCAACATAACTCTATGCGTATCGCTGTTCTTATCGCGCGGAAATGTCATGCATATTTTTCGACGGAGTGGTAACCATGCAAATTAGTGATTTTCAGCAGGCCGCTGGCATCAGTGCTGATTTAGCGTCTCGATGGTTTCCGCACATTGACGCGGCAATGAAAGAATTTGGCATTACAGCGGCGACCGATCAGGCGATGTTTATTGCTCAGGTTGGTCATGAGTCCGGAAGTTTCAAGCAGACAGTCGAATCATTGAATTACACTCCGCAGGCTTTGCTTTCAACGTTCGGTAAGCGAGTAACATCTCAACAGGCTAATGAACTTGGCAGAACGCCAGCTCATCCAGCCAACCAACCGGCCATTGCTAATCTGGTTTACGGCGGTCGGATGGGAAATAAAGACGCAGGTGATGGTTGGAAATTCCGAGGGCGCGGACTGATTCAGATTACCGGTCAGGATAATTACCGCGCATGCGGTGCTGGTCTAAGGCTTGATTTGGTTTCCAATCCGGAGCTGCTGGAGAGTGATCAGCATGCAGCGCGTTCGGCGGCGTGGTTCTACGTAGCAAATGGCTGCTTAAAATATTCGGGCGACATTGAGAAAATCACGCGGATTATTAACGGCGGAACCAATGGCCTTGATGACCGTAAAGCTAGATATAGCAAAGCGCTATCGGTGTTGTCATGAGTAGAATCACCGCCGTACTGATCGCTGTCATCATCGCTCTACTAGTTGGCATGTGGTACACGACAAGCCAGATGCAGTCACTTAGTTCCGAACTAAAAGAAATCACTAAGGTAGCCAACCAGCAGAAAGCAGACCTCGAGAACATCCAGCGGCAACGAGTACTGGCCGCCGCACTGGATATCAAAGTCACTCAGGAATTAGCCAATGCAAAAAGTGAAATTGAGCGTCTGCGCACTGACCTTGGTAACGGCACTAAGCGGTTGCGCATCGCAGCCAGTTGTCCAAAGCTGCCCGAAACCGCCGCCACCGCCGCCACCACCGGCAAACCTGATGCAACCAGCCCCCGATATGATGCAGAGTTTGAACGCAATTATCTCAGTCTCGTCGAGCGAATCAGGCAATCCGAAACAATGATTAACGGGTTGCAGAGTTATATCCGCACCCAGTGCCAATAGGAGTGATACATGGCCGTATTCGATAGTAAGAATATTTATCGGCAATATGCAGAGATTATGAAAAGCATTGCCGAGAAAGGCATTGTTGAAAGTGAACAGATTAAAAAGGCCATTAGAGAAAACCGGCCTCGCACACAATAAAAGCATCAAACCCAATAGAGCCTCACTTCGGTGGGGCTTTTTTACATCTGAAGTAAACCATCCGCACCATGCCCGGTGCATTCAAAAGCATAGGGTCTTACAGAAACAAGCCTTGGAGAAATGCTGGTTTAGGCCGGTAGCCGTCTCTATGCGCTGGCGTTTCTGGGCAACAAGGCTCGTTTCTATAAGGTAACTACCGATGAAAGAATTAACATTATTTAATACCCCTGTTCGAATTGATGATGATGGGATGGTCTGCCTTACCGACATGTGGCAGATAGCAAAGGCAAGAGCCGAGTCAGGCGATGATAAATTCTTATCAGGAAGAGACATAAACAACCTTCGTCCGTACAAATTTTCAAGACTTGAGTCTACTCAACTGTTTATTAAGGAATTATCTAAATGGGATTTGAAAACCCATTTAAAAACAGTGAGAGGTAAACATGGCGGAACGTTTGGTAGTCGTTATGTGGCATATGAGTTTGCAGGCCATATCGATCCTGCATTCAAAGTTGGTGTTTACACCGTGCTAGATAAATTCTTCTCAGGAGAATTGATATCACTTGCTAGCTTCATGGCTGACGCAAACATGATTGATCACGTCATCAAAGAAGAGATGACTGAAATTAGTCACTGCGCAAGACAAATGAATCATTGGGGTGTTGGTGGCAGGAAGAAGCATCTATTGGATAAGCGAGAAGAAGTTTATGCCAAGTTGCAAATCAAGATACCAGGGCTGCCATCATAACTAAAAATGAAAAGCAGCAATTAGAGGCTATTCACCGCTACCTTAAGGATGGGTTCCAGTATTTGAATTGCGGACGGATATCTCTAGGCGTATCGAATATTGAGAAGGCGGAAATCCTTCTCGATGTTCTAATGACGCTAGCAGACAAAAAGCCCAAGCGTTAGAACCTTTTCAATATGAGCAAATTTGCTCACATCTAAAGCAATTAGAGCCAATTTCACAACGGCTCTTACCAATTCCCCCGACAAGGAAACAGATTGTGTAACCCCGTAGGAGGTGATCACTTTCTTGCTGACGGGTAAGCCGTAAGTCAGTTAGCACCTTTGCGAAGCGGGGCGAGTCTGGCTAACCAAATTACAGAAGGAAAGCAAAATGGTAAAACCGGACTGGGAGGCCATCGAATCGGCATACCGGGCCGGAGTGCTGAGCCTCCGAGAAATAGCATCGCAGCACGGTATAAGCGAAGGCGCTATACGTAAACGAGCAAAGCGTGATGATTGGTCGCGCGACCTTAATGCGAAGATTCAGCAAAAGGCTGACGATCTGGTACGCAAGCGAGAGGTTCGCAGGACGGTACGCAGTGAGAGCGCTACAACCGAGCGCGTACTAATTGAAGCGACAGCCGAGGTTATCGCTACAGTACGCATGGAGCATCGTGGCGATAAAGGCTCAAGCATGGTGGCTGGTTGCTGATCGCTTTCGAAATACCTTTAAACGATAGCGTCACCGAAATAATGGATGCGCTGGAGCGCTACAGCGAAATCATCACCCCCTGGGCGACGAAGGTTGCTGAGAACTTCACCGCCGACATTACGCGCCAGAATGAGAAGCACTGGCGTCAGCATAGTTTGAACATCAGCAATGAGTTGCGGAGCATGGTCGACAACGCGCCTGTCGGGCAGGTGATGAAATCCATCGTTTCCGAGCAAATTAAGTACATCAAATCGCTGCCTCTTGAGGCCGCCGATCGGGTGTATGACATTCAGAACAAAGCCATTGAGGCCGTTGTGACTGGTGGGCGAGCTGAACCATTCGCCAAAGAGATAGCTGCATCCGGTGACGTGTCACGCTCGCGTGCGAACCTTATCGCTCGAACCGAGCTTGGACGTGCCTCTGGTGCGCTCGATCAGGCGCGTGCGCTGTCAATCGGATCGAATGGTTATATCTGGCGTACAGCCGAAGATGGCGATGTCCGGCATTCACATCGGGAAATGGAGGGTAAGTTTGTCGAATGGAGCCGACCTCCAACGCTTGACGGCATGACCGGTCACGCTGGTGAACTCCCGAACTGCCGCTGTTACAAAGAAATCGTGTTCCCCAACCCTCATTCTTATCTCGCCTGAATCGCAGGTAAACCATGAAATATTTTTTCGAAACCCAGCTAGGGGAAACCCGCTATCAGCTGGCTGACGGCTCGCTGCTGTGCAAAGACGTGCCGATAGGTCGAACGGGTAAGCAGCTCTATGGCGCTGCTGATCTGCCAAACCTCAAACCCGACAAGCTCGGTGAGATAGTCGTAACGCGCTCTCCTGAACAGGTATTTCATCCTGCCACGCTCGCCTCATTCGAAGGGATGAGCATCACGATCCTACATCCTGAAGATGAAAACGGGAATGTGCGACTGGTGAATCCCGAAAATTGGAAAGAGCTTGCGGTCGGGCATCTTCAGGACATTCGGCGCGGGACTGGTGAGCAGTCTGATTTAATGTTGGCTGACCTTAAAGGTGATATTGAAGACTTAACGAAGCAATTCGGTGAGTTCGGCAAGATGATGACGATGATTGGCGACCTTCTCAACGCCATCAAAGAGGGCAACTGGAAGGAAGCCTACGCCATCGGCAAGCAGTTGATGTCACAAGGGCAGGATCAGCCTGATGCTCTTTCCCCCGTTACCGATAGTGCAAACAGCGCCGCCGACTGGTTTCAGTCTAAAACGGGATTGGATCCGCGGAGTATTGGCCGCTGGATGCGTGGTGAGAATGAACCAGAGCAGCGCGCACAATCAGCTCGCCGTCAGCATAGTAGCCCGTTACTGGTTAAGATGGGCGGAATGTTTGCTGGTTTAGAAAAACTCTACAACCTGCCAATGGGATTACTCCGCGGAGTGGCTCAAACGGAATCAGCTGGAAACCCCAATGCAGTATCTCGAGTGGGTGCCAAAGGGTTATTTCAGTTCATGGATGGCACTGCTAGGGATATGGGGCTTTCTGGGGCTGATGTTTTCAATCCCATGAAGGCGGCAGAGGCAGCAGCTAAATACCTAAGTCAGCTTTTAAAGGCGAACGGAGGGGATTTGGATAAAGCTCTCGCATCATATAACTGGGGGATCGGAAACGTTCAGAAGCATGGTCTAGCACTAATGCCGAAAGAAACGCGTAACTATATCCCTCGGGTTAAGAGCAATATGGTTTCTGCATCAACTCCCAGCATCGAGCAAAAGAATACCTACCATATCTATGGGGGTAATGCTGCCGAAATAGGCGGAGAGGTAGAGCGTCGGCAGGTTAACGCTAATGCGCAGGTGTTGCGTAGAAACCAAGTGAGTAACTCGTAATGGATATTCTTTCTGCAATATTTCGTCAGCAAAGCCGAAGTATCGGCATGATTGTGCCAAGTGTCGTTGTTTCCGAGAAACATCAGGACATGTTGGAAATTACTGAGCACCCTGTCGAAGTCGGCGCGGCGGTATCTGACCATGCTTACAAACGGCCAAGTGAAGTCACAATGGAGTGTGGCTTTGCTGGTGGTGGCTCACTATTAGATTTGGTAGATACGTCTTCAATCGGCCTGAGCATTGGCCTAAGTCCACAAGAGACCTATCAACAAATCCTTGAGCTGCAGGAGTCACGTCAGCCGTTTGACGTCATTACGGGCAAGAAAACATACACCAATATGTTGATCCGCGGTATTGAGGTCACTACAGACCGCACCAGCGAAAATGTACTGATGTGTGTATTAACCCTGCGTGAGGTGCTCATCAGTCAAACACAGGAAATTACCGTAGCTAATAAGCAGAATATGACTCAGGGAGTGAGCACGTCTGGCGTTATCAATACTGGCAATAAAACGGTAAAACCAGCCAATGTGTCATTACTTAAATCAACGGTGGGAGGCCTATTAGGATGAATGCTGTAGAAATCCCCCTAACCCCTGATAATCAGCAATTCAATATTCAACTGAATGGTTCTACGACGACTATTCGCCTGATATGGCGTGATGTAGCGGGATGGATTATGGATGTGTCCAGCGCCGACGGTGAGGCTATCTTGTCGGGTGTCCCGCTGGTGGTTGGGGTTGACCTACTGGAGCAGTATCCACAGCTCGGCATTAACGGGAAGATTGTCGTTTTATCGGATGATGACGCTCTCGAGTACCCAACGAAAACAAATCTCGGCTTAATGAGCCATGTCTATTTTATTCAGGAATAATCATGAGTCAGAATTGGCTACGTCATTTTGAGTTACAGCTTTTAGACCAGAAAGGTGAAGGTATTACGCTGTCTGACTTTAAGGTCACCTTCAACATTGATTGGTTCAACATCAGTAGCGCCAACCGTATTGGAACCATCAAAATTTACAACCTATCAGCAGAGACCATCAATAAGATCACCGGTCAGGAGTTTTCTCAGGTTCGGATTATTGCCGGTTACGACGGGGTTGCCCCAAACGTTGACCAAAGTGAAATAGGACAGGTGCGAGAGGTCAATATAGATGACGTTGGGCAGATGGACGGTCAGAATTACGGCCTGATATTCAGTGGTGAAATACGCTATACGGTCACCGGAAAAGATAACCCGATTGATTCCTACGTTCTGATCCAGGCCGCTGATAGTGATCAGGCCTTTGTGACCTCGATGTCTAGCCAGACACTGGCGGCGGGGTGGACGGTCGCAGATCTAAATAAAGCGATAATGAACGACTTTTCGGTCAATGGGGTTACCGAAGGCCGCAATCCAGAAACACCACCAACGGTGTTTCCTCGTGGCCGTGTTGTTTTCGGTATGACGCGCAACATAATGGATAACGTGGCCAAGCAGTGTAATGCCACATGGATGTTTGTTGATGGCAAGCGAGAGATGGTATCTAACACCGAATATGTGCATGAAGCCATTAAATTGAATAGTCGTACTGGATTGATAGGCATGCCTCAGCAGACCATCGGCAACGGAGTCAATGTTCGCTGTCTGATTAACCCGAATATCAGGGTCAACGGTCTGATTGAACTGGATCAGGCGTCAGTGTACCGAACCGCACTGAGTAACAACGAAATCGCGATGGCTGGTGGCCGCATCACTGATACCACCAATAACGGAAACATTTCTCTTGAAGGCACCACGTCAAGCCCTGCCAGTATTGCGACCGATGGCGTTTATATTGTCAGGGGCATTATGTACACTGGTGATACTAGGGGCCAAGCGTGGTACATGGACATGATGTGTGAAGCGCGTGGCGCGGCGGATGTAGGCTCTCAGGCAGCTTACAACAGAGGGCTATAAAAATGAAATCACTCATTTTTTGCATTATTGCGTTTGCTACTTTTGGGGTAAATGCCGGTACGATTACGATGCAATGCGGAAATTACAAGTTTGAAGCTATTCCAGATGCCATGAATAAAATTAATGGGCAAACTGTGACATCTCAAAAAATTAAGATGCTCGGAGCCGATCAAACAGGCATTAAAATTGATATGGGTCTGATGCCTGCTAAAGATGGTAACAATTACGGCTTTCAGTATATCCATCATCCGGGAAGCAAAAGTAGATTTCTAAACGTCCAGCTTCTGCAGAACAGCATGGATGCACCGAAGCTGATTGGGTCGTTCCCTTGTAAGAAGGTTGCGGGTTGATGGTCTGAGTTAACCTTAGATGTACATAAGCACAGGTTGTGGGGATTAAAACACTGGGATAGCATTACGAAAAGGGAGATTCTTCAGATGCCAGCGACGTCACCACAATTAATAACCGATCAACTTTTTGAACGTCTATCACCTTCAATAGAGAAAGGTGAGAATCTTATTGGTGAATTTGAAGTTCATAGCATTATTCGCGAAGCTAAAAAAATTCCAGTTGAGGATGAATCGCTATCAATTCAAGGGCTTTGCTGGATTGTTTTAGGTAACCTAGATAAAGGAAGTCGTCTGTGTGAACAGGCTATATCACTCAATCCTACAGAGACAGCTCTTTGGGGAAACTACGCTATTGGGGTTGGGCAAAAGGCTAATCATGCTCTTCAGCGAGATATATTAAAACGTAGTGTTGAAATTCGCAGCCCATCATTAATGACTTTTGACTTTATAGTTTCTTCATTTTGGGCTGATTATAACGAAATGGCTCGAGTGAGGCGTCTTTTTAAAAGACTTGGCTCTGTAGAGTTAACTGAAAAGCAAGAGGGGGATTATATGAGTGCAGAAGCTATCTATAATACCTTGGATAAACTTTCAGAAAAAGAGAGAGAAAGTTTGTCTAAAATGGCTAATCTTGCAATGGAAATAATGATGCATCATAAATTAAAGGCTAGGCATTCTGGTCAGTACGTAGCACCTGACGGAATGTTGTCTTTTAATTATGATGTTTTTAATACTTCCCCTGATTTTATCGTCATGTTGAATGATGAGCTTTCTACTAAGATAGTTGAGCACGGTCTGTATGATGCAAAATCAATAGTTCTTTTTACTCCGGGTGATTAACATGCCTATAGATGCCATTGAGTTTATAAAAATCGCTCAGAAAAATTTAGAGCAAAACCTAGGTGAGATAGGATGCAGAACTGCTATTAGTCGTGCTTACTATGGCATGTATCATTCTTGTTTGGAATTGACCGGCCCTGTACCAAGACAACATCCCTTAAATGGTGTTTTTAAAGGTGGTTCTCACTCACGTCTTGCTCAGTATATGACAGAGTGTGCAGAGTTAATTTCTCCTGAAAACGATATTGAGGTACGCAAGTTGGGTGTAAAACTTAAAATGTACCATAAATATCGCTGCGATGCCGATTATGAATTAAGCAAATCAGTAACACTTAAATCTGCGGAAATAGTTATTTCTGAAGCGAAGAATATAGCCAACTGCGTAAAAATTTTTAAGTCGTCCGCTGCTTAATATTCTCTGTGTAATTTTAAACCCGCCAAGTGCGGGTTTTTTGCCTTCTGGAGCTTACAAAATGGCAATATCCAACCAGACTCGTAGCGGTGATCTGTCGGCTGTTCTTGACTCTCAAGGTGCCGATACCAGAGACCAGATCCGTGTCGCAATGCCCGGAATCATCCAGTCTTTCGATCCTGATACTGTCACTTGCGTAGTTCAGCCAACCATTAGGGCTATTCGGCGCGATAACGATGGCAACACCGAGACAAAAGACTATCCACTGCTTACTGACGTTCCCGTTGTTTTTCCGCGCGGTGGTGGCTGTACTTTGACATTCCCCATTAGCACTGGTGATGAATGCCTACTTATTTTCGCAGATCGCTGCATTGATTTCTGGTGGCAAAGCGGAGGTATACACGAGGGTGGTCATCTGTAATTAATGATACTGCAGCGACAGTAGGGCGCTCAGCTGAGACAGATGCTGAATTGAGAACCAGGCAAGCACAAAGCGTTGCTTTACCAGCGATAACGCCATTTGAGGCCTTAGATGGGGCTTTGGCTAATGTCACTGGTGTTACTCGCCATAAGCTTTATGAGAATGACACTGGGGCATCAGATGATAACGGGCTGCCAGCGCATTCCATATCTGCGATTGTAGATGGTGGTGATGCGACAGAAATCGCTAGAACAATTCGAAATAAGAAAACACCCGGAGTGCCAACGTACGGGAAAAGCGCAATTGATATCCCTAGTGCCTACGGAACTATGCAGACAATATATTTTTCCAGACCCACGAACGTTCCCATTTATGTTGCAGTCGAGTTGCAGGCGCTGACTGGCTATACAAGTTCGGTGGGTATAGAAATACAGGAATCTATCACAAAATATATAAACGGTTTGGGTATAGGTGAAAGTTTGTTATTGAGTAGGCTTTATTCTCCTGCAAACTTAACCGCTGGTACGGATAATTCAAATAACCAGTATTATGATATTCTGAGTTTAAAAATTGGTCTTGGTAATTCGTCGCTATCTACTTCGAATATCACAATAGCATATGACTCCTTAGCCTCCTGTGTAATTGATAATGTCACTATCAAGGTGACATCATGAGTAAATACACAGAATTAATAACAAACTATCATAGAGATAAGTTGAAGTTTGTTGAACATGTAGATTTGTCAACAGGCGGGGTACTGGAAACCTCGCAAAATATGCAGGGCTTTGTTTCCGGATTTGATCTAGATATTGCTATTGGAGAACAATTAGACATTCTAGGTAAATGGATTGGGCGCACGAGGGAAATAACAGCACCAATTGATGATTACTTTTTCTCATTTGATTCACCTATGTTAGGTTTTGATTATGGTACATGGAAGAACAAGTATGACCCTGATACAGGTATAATTAAAGTTGGCGATGCTGATTATCGCACAATGCTACGAGCAAAAATAGGTGCAAACAATTGGGATGGACGGTCTGAAACGTTGCCTGCCATTTTGCAAAGTATTTACCCGAATGGTGAAGTGAAAATTACGTACGTAGATAACCAAGACATGACAATGACGATATATATCAATGGGAAAGTAATTACCAATATAACGAAAGAAATAATCCGTCAAGGGTATCTTGCAGTAAAGCCTGTTGGCGTAAGCGTCACATATGAAATTACAGAGGAATAAAATGGCTAAAAATGATTTTAAGCCGTTCGCAATCGGCGAAAATTCAAACGTATTATCACAGGTCGATTATGAAGCGCTGCCAGCACTAACGGAAGGCTTCACAAAAGGCACAGCATTTAGTGAACAATTAAATAAAGTATGGCGTCAATCATCTATCATTGGTGCAATTATTGGTGAGTTTATTACCACTCAGTCTGGTGATGATGCTTTAGATGATGGCGATTTGTCAAAGTTAGAAGCGTCATTTTTGAGAGCATTACTGAAATATATTAATAATAATGTCCTTAAGCAAAAGAATGCTACAGATTCCACCTCTGGTGCATTAATGATAAATGGTGGGTGGGGGTTGGGGTCGATCGTCATCCCTATTCCTGATAATTCTGATATTTACACCTATTTCCTGACCGCAAAAACTGGCTTTTACCGTGTCGGGCAATTAGTAACAAATGGTGTATTCAAAGGGGCTGATTTTATCTGGGTTTTGCATAGCCTTGATTCGGCTACAGGAAAGGCAGCATATGGCAACCTGTATGAGCTAAGTACGGATGGAATAGGCTCTGCCATCCATACGCTTAAGGCCGGTGAGTGGAGTGTTTCACGCAACTATTCGGATAAATACAAACCAACGGCAAAAGATACCAGCGCTCTTCCATCCACTGGCGGCACGCTTAATGGCAATTTAACGGTTAAAAACCAAATTCAAGTAGGGGGCATTGGTAGTGGTGTGCTGAATATCGGGGACTCTGATTCAGGTCTGCGTAGTTCCACTGAAGGGCAGGTGGATTTATTCGCCAATGGCCGAATGTATGGCTATTGGAACGCCACCGAACTGGCATTCGCTGGCCGAATTATTCCAACCGACTATGCCAACTTTGATGCTAAATACCAACCTAAAGGAAATTATCAACCAGCGGGGAATTATGCCTTAGTGGGTGCGTCATACACTAAAGGCGAATCTGATGGCCGATATTATACGAAAGCAGTAAGTGATGCTGCCTATGCGCCTGCAAACTGGTCCTATTCAAAAGCGGCCTCTGATGCACGTTATATAACGTCTATGCGCTTAGGCTCTAGAGCTACAACTGCTTCGCAACCGTTTATGTTCGAGGTTCCCACGGGCTGTGTCATTACAGGGCTTGATGTTTCTGGGGATAGCAACGCATCTGTCGTTGCCTACTATCGCCCAATCCAAATTTACTTAAATGGTGCATGGCTTACCGTGGGGGCAGCATGATTAATTTGATGAACTTTAGAGAAAAAACAAAACTCACCAAAGACGAGCAACAACAAGCTGGCGATTTTGGTGTGATCTTCCTTTGTGATGAAGTGGGTAATGACTGGTACGAGTCGCAAAAACAATTCACCGCTGAAACCATCAAGGTGATGTATGCCGAAAATGGCGTCATTTGTGCTGTCAGTGACGACGTCAGTAAGTTATGGCCATTGAACATGAGCGTAGCAGAAGTTAAGGCAACAAAAGCCAATAGCGCAGTTGATTCATCGGGTAGTTGGGTTTATTGCGATGGAAAAATAGAAGCCCGTCAGTATACCGCTGATGAGATGCGTGAAGAGGCAGAACAACGGAAAATCAAATTACTGGCTATGGCGACCAGTGAGGTTAATCCTTTGCAGGATGCCATTGATTTAGAGATGGCGACAGAGGACGAAGCAACCAGCCTCACAGCATGGCGAAAATACCGCGTGTTGCTCAGCCGAGTGGATACCAGTACAGCACCGGATATTGATTGGCCAGTTGCACCCAGCATTTAAGGGATGGTTTTGCGCCGGAGCGTATGCAAGACTCCAGCGCAGTGACAATACCAATGAGTATCATGGCACTCTCACTTATGAGGGCACCATCGGGTGGGTTAGGCTAGGTTGGCTTTTCGCTTATTTGTAACAATGCGTTACTGCGTCATCACCATATCTATTCATAACTCATCATAGATAATTTCATTCAATTCACTGATATTTAATGTCTTTACACCTAACTGAACTGGCGCTTTAATCACGCCAGTAGGTGCTCTTTAACAGTTAGGAAATTACTTCATTTAGCTTTTGTTATATTGGATGCTGTTTAAACGCTCAGCTGATGGTAGGACATATTCAACATGAACAGCAGCAATCAAGGTTACATCACTATCTATAACATTATTTTCAAACGACTCTGTCGGGTATCTGGAATTTAGCGGTGAAAGCGTTGATTCACCAAGCCCTGTCAAATATTGGCGGAATATAGCCTTTCCGCTTTCAAAAAGGGCAATGACAAAGTCGCCATCTTCAATTGTTAGACAAGGATCAAAAACAATAATTGAGCCCATAGGAAAGCCGTAGCCGTCAGCATCTGATGAAGCCATAGCGGCATCATTGTTCCGTATAGCAAATGCCTTGTCAGACACTGGAGAAGAAGTTAGGTAATCCTCTCCGTATTCGCAACAATCAGTTGGTGAAATCATCCAATCAGACAACATACCTAGTGTTATAACAGGAATAAATGTCTTTGTACTCACACTGGCTACGTAAACAGACTCGCTTGGTTCGTTAGACCTCGTAGAGTGAAATCCTCTTGCGAGCCACTCTGGAGTGACGCCCAGACTTTTAGCTAGCTTGAGCAGCACACCCTTCCTTGGCTTGGATTGTGCACCTTCATAGGCTGCGATCTGGCGTTGAGATACACCTGTTTTAGAGGCAAGTTCAACCTGCGTCATAGCTTTTGCAGCTCTCGCTGACGAAACTCTTCGTGAAAATTCGTCATCAATATCATCTTGCTTCATCTTTTTTACTCTTAATTTCATGTAAGGTTCTTGAAACTTCCTGCTTATGAAGTATTATGAACTTACGTGATAAGCATAGAGAAGACTAATGATGAATAAAGAAGTTAAAACTATCAACCCAATTCAACTGCGTTTGCCGCCAGAGGATAAATCCTGGATTGCCAATTCAGCTGAGAAAACCCTCCGTACCGTGCATAGCGAGATAGTCTATCGCCTTAAATTACTACGCGAACTAGAGGAGAAAGGCGTTGTTACCATCCAATAAAAATAGCGAAACCCCGCAGTGCGCGAACACGAACGGGGTTTCTAACGTCAGCAATCATTGCGAGAAAACCGACATGAAAAGTATAGCAAAATCAGACCTTAACTTCCAAGGCAAAGCATTAGTGCCAGTATCAAACATTACTGGTACTTGGCTAACATCTGCTGACCTTGCCAAGGCTCTTAATTACAAAAGCTCCAAATCTATAACCAACCTGTTTAATCAGTATTCCGACGAGTTTAGCTCTGGAATGTCTCAGGTCATCGAATCAGTGACCTCAGGGAACTACCGCAAAAAAGTTCGTGTTTTCTCACTGCGCGGTGCACACCTGATCGCCATGTTTGCTCGTACAGATGTTGCCAAAGAGTTCCGCCGCTGGGTGCTGGATATTCTGGATCGTGAAGTGGAGCAGGGGAACGTTAACCCTATCTTTAATTATGGTATGGATTTCTTTGATAAGTATCGCTGGATAGTTGGGGATAAGGCATTGAGCGCACCTTGGTTCTATTCACCAGAGATGCTGACAATAAACGGAGATTACCCGAGCCCATGCGGGCGATTGCTAGACGATATGAAGAATGCAGGTTATCCGGTTGAAGCGGCTATCTTCCAGCTAAAAGCATTGCAGCACCATTTGTGTCTTTGCTTACGCAAGATAGATCGAGTTCAACAAGCGGTAACACACTGATTTATGCGGTGACGCATAAAGAAAAACCGCCAGTGTGGAGCTGGCGGCCTACATCAACTAACCGACAAGGTATAAATTAATGCTTACAGATAATTTAGCAGTAAAAAAAGGCTCTGTCACTGGCAAGACAATCGACAGCCAGTATCTTCTTGATATGGTTAACGCTGCCCGTAAACAGTGTGGCGAGCCGGAGGTTCGTAACAATAAGTTTATTGAAAAAGTCGTCGATGAACTAGAAGGGGAGTTTTACACAAAAAGTGTAAAACCTTCTGGCGCAAATGGCGGTCGTCCTGTTGAAGTGATAGAGATGACAATCAAACAGGCACTCCGTGTGGCTGCCCGTGAGTCCAAAGCTGTTCGCCGCTCTTTGGTTGATAAACTGGAAGATATGCAAGCGTTACAGATGCCAACTCAAAGCAATTCTGGGCTTCCTGAGTATCGCCGCGCAAAGGCACAGCAACTACAAGCGCAAGCATTGGAGAAGAATATTGCCTCTGCTCGCGAGTTAATGACGATGCTCCCACGCCTTGATCCAATGGCTAATCAAGTTATTGTGGCAACGTTGGTTAATCCTCTGGTAGGTCATGAAGTGATCCCATTGCCAGTTATTGAAGAGCATTACTACACTGCTGGCGAGATTGGCAAGATGCTTGATGTATCTGCTCAGAAGGTTGGGCGTGTGGCTAATGCCAATAACCTGAAGACAGAACAGTATGGCAAATTCTTCCTCGATAAATCAGCGTATTCAAGCAAGCAGGTAGAATCGTTCCGTTACAACGCCAACGGGGTAGAGGCTTTGCGTCATCTTATCCTTGGTGCTGATGTAGCATAA